CGCAGGTCAAGGCTCTATAAGAAATGGTCTTGTATCTAGTGGTAAACTAAGAGGATTTGACATGTACAAATCTAACAACGTTGCTGCTACTAGCACATGTACTGGCAAGGTTCTTGCTGGACACATTTCTTCTACTGCAACTGCTCAAACTATCATCTCAACTGAGGTCCTAAGAGACCCTAGTTCTTTCGGTGATATCGTAAGAGGATTGCACGTATACGGAGCTAAGGTCCTTAGACCAGAAGCTTTAGTCGGTGCTTTTTACACAGTAGACTAATATTAAAGTTGGGGGAGTCTTCGGACTCCTCCGCTTTTTTAATCAAGGAGATACAATGGAAAAACAAATTAGTTATTACGAAACGATTCATGAAAAAGAAGAAAAGTGTTCAGAGATGGTAGGTCACAACACTATGAGATTTGAATACGAAGAAGACAAGGGGGAGAAATAACTATGATGTACGGAATGAAAAAAGATAAAAAGAAAAGAAAGGGCATGATGTACGGTGGCATGGGTAGAAAACAAGCTAAACATGGTGGACCACATAATAACATGGATAGGATTGGCATGGCTATGGGCGGTGCTATGAATGTTCAAGACCCTAATTAATTATGAAGGTTAAAGCCCCTAAAGGCTATCATTGGATGAAACAAAAAAATGGTAGTTTTAAATTAATGAAACACAAAGGTAAGTTTGTTCCTCATAAAGGAGCTAGTTTAACTGCAAACTTTGCAATACAAAAGGTACATAAAAAATAATGGCTAATACGTATTTAGAATTAACTAATGAAATTTTACAAGAGTTAAATGAATTAACTTTAACTTCTGTAAATTTCGCTAATGCACAAGGTTTTCAAAAGTTTGTAAAAGATGCAATTAATAAATCTATTTATGATATTGCTAATGAAGAACCACAATTACCTTTTTTTTCAGCAGGGGTAAGTGGAGGTACAGACCCATTTTATGGGAATGTTACTGTTGCCACAGTTGCTGGACAACGTTGGTATACTTTAAAATCAGATAGTAGCAGTATTATAACTGACTATGCTTCTGTTGACTGGGATGATTTTTATATTACTACAATTAATGTTAGTGGTGAATCTAGTCCATTTGTTTCAAAAGGATTAAGATTATTAAATCATGCTGATTGGCGAAGATATTATCGTGATAGTGAAAATATAGATGATGCAAATTCTACTCATGGTGAACCTAAATTTGTAATTAAGTCACCAGATAATAGAAAGTTTGGATTAAGTCCAATACCAGATAAAGTCTATAATGTGCATTTTTATGCTTTTAATAGACCTACAGCATTAAGTGCTCATAGTGATGAAATAGTATTCCCAGAGCAATACAGCAATGTAATTACTGCAAGAGTACGTTACTATGTTTGGCAGTTTAAAGAAAGTCCACAACAAGCATCTTTTGCTTTAGATGATTACAGAAAAGGTTTGAAGTATATGAAATCAAATCTTATGAATCCAACACCAAGACGAATGACGGATGACCGTACATATTTTTAGGAGATATAAATGACAACTAAAATACCTGCAGAATTAGTAAGCGACCAAGTGTTGAGTCGTAAAAATTTAGTAATAAACGGTGACATGAGAGTAGCACAAAGGGCAACTTCAGCTACACTTGACCAAGATGACGATGGTTATAATGTTTGTGATAGGTTTTACTACGAAGCCACTAATTCTGGCGGTATTACCATGTCGCAAAGCACAGACGTACCTACAGGCGAAGGTTTTGCTAATTCTACAAAACTTGCTTGTTCAACTGCCGATACGAGTGTAGCAGCAGGTGACTATGTTATAGTTGGTTACCACCTAGAAGGCAAAGACGTTCAACAGTTAAAATATGGTACATCCTCTGCTGAGAGTTTAACTTTAAGTTTTTGGGTTAAAGGTAACGCTAGTGCAACTTACGTTGTAGAGTTTATAAATCAAGACACGTCGCCAAGAAGAAGCAGAAGTAATACTTTCTCGGTAACATCCTCTTGGAGCAAAGTTGAGATAACTATTTCAGGAGATACCGCAAGCGGTAAAACTTTTAATAACGACACAGGCACATCTTTTGGTCTTTTCTTTTGGTTAATGGCAGGCTCTACTTATTCAGGCGGTACTTTGCACACAGGTTCGTGGCAAGATATGGTAAATAACGAAAGGGCAGGAGGCGCAGATAATATTCTATCTAGCACAAGTAATGAACTTTATGTGACAGGCGTACAATTTGAGGTAGGGTCAACTGCAACAGCTTTTGACCATAGGTCGTATGGAGAAGAATTTCAGGATTGTAAAAGATATTTTGAAAGATTAAATTATGTAGATGCTTCAGTTGCTTTTAATGGCAACTCATTTTCTGCTAATGGAGCTTTTGGAGCTTTACCTTGGACGGTTCAAAAAAGAGGAACTCCCTCGGTAACATTAAGTGGGGTAGGTCAAAGTTCTGGTCAATGGAGCTATCTTACATCTAATGGTGGTTATCCTAGTACAACAGGGTCAACAACAGCAGGAAATATTAACACTCATCAATGTAGAATAAATGCTACAGGATATGCAGGTTTGACTGATGACAGTATATCTGGCTTTTATTGTCAGGGAGCTAGTTACATAGATATAGATGCGGAGCTATCGTAATGGAAAAAGAAATTAAAATAACTTCGGCTAAATATTTGAAAGATGTAATATCTAATGAAACTGATACGATTCTTGCAGTTATAAACGGTAAAGAAATATGCGTACCTATAGATGATGATAATAGACACTATCAAAGCATCAAACGACAAGTTGACGCAGGAACACTAACGATAGAGGAGGCAGACTAATGGCACTAACAAAAGCATCACTAATAGATTTAAATGGACAAGAACTTATTCTTGATGCCGATGCAGATACATCAATAACTGCAGATACTGATGACCAAATAGATTTTAAAATTGGTGGTACAGATGTTGCTACTTTAACTGCTGGAACTTTAAAAGTAGTCAATACAGGTAATACCGACACTTTAATTTTAGAATCTACTGATGCTGATGCAAATACAGGTCCAGTAATGGTTCTTCATAGAAATTCAGCTTCACCAGCAGAAGGAGATTTGGCTGGAGAAATAAGATTTGATTCAGAAGATACAGCAGGTAATCAAACAACTATTGCAAAAATACAAGGCATATTAGGGCATCCTAATCATGGTCAATCTTATGCCGAAGATGGAAGATTAACTTTTAGTATTATAAAAGATGCAAGTTTAACTGAAGTTATAAGGATATCTGAAGATGCAAGAGTTGGGATTGGTACTAATGACCCTGCACAAAATTTACATATTCATTGTGATAGTGGTGATGAAGGTATTCTTTTAAAAAGCACAGGTAATACATCCAATGCTATAACAATAGATGCAAATAGAAGTAGTGGAGGTGGAGCATTAGGTGAAATTCGTGGTTTATGGAATGGAACAGAAGTTGCTCGTATAGTATTAAGAGGTGGTGATGATACTACTAACAAAGATGATGGTTTTATAACATTTGCTACATCATCTGCTGATAATATTTCAGAAAGAATGCGTATTGCAAGTGGTGGTCAGGTAACAATAGGCACTACAAATACAGACCAAGCATCGGGTGCAGGGATAAAACTTTTTAATGATGGTAGTCAAGCAAGATGTTTTTTAGTAGGTAGTGGTTCAGGTGGAGAAGGGTTTTCCATGTATGATGGAAGTAATTACAAATTTTATGTTGGTTATAATGGAACTATAAATGCTACCAATAATTCAATTTCAACTATTTCAGATGAAAGACTAAAAGAAAATATAAGAGATTTAGATAAAGGACTAAATGATATTCTTAAATTAAAACCAAGACGTTTTGATTGGAAAACAGGCGAAGGTTCAGATACAAAAAATGTTTCTGGATTTGTAGCACAAGAATGTGAAGAAGCAGGTTTTGATGAGTTTGTCGGAGATTTTAAACATAAAGAATTAGATGATGCAAAATCTTTTGGTCAGGGAGGTCTTATTCCTGCATTAGTAAAAGCAATCCAAGAACAACAAACACAGATTGAAGCCTTACAATCTGAAATTAACACTCTAAAAGGAGAATAAAAATGGCAATATCATACGCATGGAATGTAAATACAGTTAACACTTACCCTACAAAAGATTCTAAGTCCGATGTAGTGCACAATGTTCACTGGATACTAACAGCTACTGATGATAGTAATACTGTAAAAGATATAGAAGGTAATGACGTTCCTGCTACTTCTCAAAGTTATGGTAGTCAATCAGTAGATACTTCAGACTTATCAAGCTTCAAAGCTTTTGCAGATTTAACTGCAAGTGATGTGCAAGGTTGGGTTGAAGCAGCTTTAGGAGCTGATGAAGTTACTAAAATGAAAGCTGGTCTTGATTCTGAAATAGCTGAAAAAGTTACACCTACATCTGTCACTAAAACTATAGGTTAATATGGCTCGAAGTCAACCTTATACCGTAGCAGTTAACGGAGGTCTAGTTAAGTCTTCAAATGTAATAGACTTACTTAAAACTCCGGGAGTTGCTAAAGATTTACGAAACTTTGAAGTTTCTATTGAGGGAGGCTATAGACGTATTAATGGGTATCAAAAATTTGGTACAACAAGTGCAGTACAACCAACTGGTGGTACAACTAATATTTTAGGCACTATACCTTATGCAGATGGAGTTGTTGCTTGTGCAGGTACAAGTATTTACTTTAGTCAAACTGGTACATCTTGGACCGAAATAAATAGAAGCAGTGTTGCTAGTAGTGGGGATAATCATACAGCTTTTACAGGTCGTAGTGTTTTAACAAGAACTAGTCAAGGGCAAAGTAGTTTTGCTTTATTTGAAAGTGCTACGTCTGATTACGGTACATTAATTATTGCCGATGGAGTAAATAAACCTTACTTTTTTAGAATGGAAGGTACAGGTGCAAATATAAATACTAGAACATTTTTTGGGGGAGAAATAACAGTTACTGGTACGAAAGGAGTAAAACATGTAACTGTTCACGATAAACATTTAATAGCTGCTGGAGTTGAAGATAATTTAAATACAATTTTTTATAGCGGTACTTTAGACCCAACAGATTTTACTAGTTCTGGTTCAGGTTCAATAGTTTTAGAAGACCAGATAGAAGGTATTAAAAGTTTCCGTAATGAATTATTTATATTTTGTACAAATAGTATTTTTAAATTAATAAATATAAATGATTCAAGTAATATTGCAATTGTACCGGTTACTAAAAACGTAGGTTGTTTAAGTGGCTACAGTATTCAAGAGATTGGTGGTGACTTAATATTTTTAGCACCAGATGGATTAAGAACCGTAGCAGGTACAGCAAGAATTGGTGATGTTGAGTTAGGAACTATTAGTCAAGCTATTCAACCAATTGTAACTTCTCTAGCTGAATCAGTAGATAGTTTTGTTATTTCAAGTGTTGTACTTAGAGAAAAATCACAGTACAGATTATTTTACACTGATACTGGAGCATCTAATTCAGCACAACGAGGAATTATAGGCACGTTAAGACCCGATGGTTTTCAATGGTCTGAAACAAGAGGCTTAGAAGTTACAGGTATTGGTTCAGGTTTTGATAACAATAATGTTGAACAATACTATCATGGCGATACAAATGGTTTTGTTTATCAACATGACATAGGAAATAGTTTTGATGGTACTAATATTTTAGCAAGATTTGAAACACCTAATTATGATTATGGAGATTTAGGTACATTAAAAACTTTACATTATATAAGAGTTTCAGCAAGTTCAGAAGGTATTGTTGAACCGGATGTTCAAGTTAGATTTGATTATGGAAATACAGAAGTTCCACAACCGGGAAGTTTATTTGATATCGGAATAATAAATCCACCTTCAAAATTTGGAGATGCAGTTTTTAATACAAACGTATTTGGTGGAGGCGATAACCCACTAATTAGAGTTCCTTTACAAGGTAGCGGAACAAGTAACAATTTTACTTTTTTAAGTGAAGATAGTAAAGCACCGTATACCATAAATGGTTTTTATGTAGACTTTATACCTTCAGGTAGGAGATAATAAATGGCACAAACATATACAAGACAAAGTTCTTTTATTGATGGTGATACTATCACCGCAGCATTATTTAATGATGAATACAATCAGTTAGTAAATGCATTTGCATATTCATCTACAAGTGCTAGTAATACTGGACACAGACACGATGGCACTGCGGGGCAAGGTGGTAATATTCCACAAATTGGTGATTTAGATTTTTTAAACAAAATAGTTGTTGATAGTAGCAATAATAGATGGGGATTTTATGTCGAAGTATCTTCTGCTGCAGTAGAACAAATTAGAATACAAGATGGAGCTATTGTTCCTGTTACAGATAATGATATAGATTTAGGAACAAGCTCTTTAGAATTTAAAGATGCATTTTTTGATGGCACTGTAACTACAGATGCTTTAGTAGCTGACACTGCAGATATAAATGGTGGTACTGTTGATGGTGCTACTATAGGAGCTAACTCAGCTTCTACTGGTGCATTTACTACTGTTACTACTACAGGTAATGTAGATGTAGGTGGTAATCTTACAGTCACAGGTACAACAACATTTAATGGTGGTACATTAACTCTAGGTGATGCTAATACAGATAATATTGTTTTTGGTGGAGAAGTAGATTCTAATATTATTCCTGACGATGATGATACACACGATTTAGGTAGCTCTTCAAAACAATGGAAAGATATATACATAGATGGTATTGCTTATGTAGATGGTATAAATTTTGATGGTACAGCAATCACATCAACAGCAGCAGAAATTAATATTCTTGATGGGGTAACAAGTACTGCTGCAGAACTAAATATTTTAGATGGTGTTACATCAACTGCAGCAGAACTAAACATACTTGACGGAGTTACTTCTACTGCTGCTGAGTTAAATATTTTAGATGGAGTTACTTCAACTACTGCCGAACTAAATATTCTTGATGGTGTTACATCTACAACAGCCGAACTAAATATTCTTGACGGTGTAACTGCTACTACAGCAGAGCTTAATATTATGGATGGTGTTACTGCTACTACAGCAGAACTCAACATTATGGATGGTGTAACTTCTACAGCTACAGAACTAAATATTGTAGATGGTAATACGTCTGCTACATCCACTACACTTGCAGATGCTGACAGAGTGGTAGTAAATGACAACGGTACTATGGTACAAGTTGCCTTGACAGACTTTGAAACTTATTTTGAGTCTGCCCTTGATACACTTTCTAATGTTACAACTGTAGGAGCACTAAACGCAGGTAGCATTACAAGTGGCTTTGGAGCTATAAACAATGGCTCATCTGCTATTACAACTACAGGTACAATTACTTACGGTTCTTTATCAGATGGTACAATAACTGTTACAGCTTTTGTAGATGAAGATGATATGGCTTCAAACTCTGCAACGCTTATACCAACTCAGCAATCTGTTAAAGCTTATGTAGACACACAACTAACTGCAGAAGACTTAGATGTAACAACTGATAGCGGAACTATTGCGATTGACTTAGATAGTGAAACGTTAACAGTTGCAGGTGGAGAAGGTATAGATACATCTGCTACTTCTAATACAATAACAATAGCTGGTGAAGATGCTACAACATCTAATAAAGGTATAGCTTCATTTAGTTCAGATGATTTTACAGTTTCTAGTGGAGCAGTTAGTCTTGCAACTACTTCAACTGCTGCAGAGTTAAACATTCTTGATGGAGCAACAGTTACTACTGCAGAACTTAATATACTTGACGGTGTTACATCAACTACTGCAGAACTTAATATCTTAGATGGAGTTACTGCAAATGCAACAGAATTAAATTTACTTGACGGTGTAACTTCTACAACTGCTGAATTAAATATTCTCGATGGTGTTACCTCTACTACTGCAGAGTTAAACATTCTTGATGGTGTAACGTCAACCACTGCAGAATTAAATATTTTAGACGGAGTAACAAGTACAACAGCAGAATTAAATATTTTAGATGGAGTTACCTCTACTACTGCTGAGTTAAATATATTAGATGGAGTAACCAGTACTGCTACAGAAATTAATTTACTTGATGGCTCTACAGCTAATACAGTAGTAAATAGTAAAGCAGTTATTTATGGTTCTAGTGGAGAACTAGCAGGAACACTTTCAACTGCAGCACAAACAAATGTTACCAGTGTTGGAACTTTATCAAGCTTAACAGTTTCTGGTGATGTTACTGTAGATACTAATACTCTTAAAGTTGATAGCTCTAATAATAGAGTAGGTATCGGTAATGCTTCTCCAGATGTATCTTTGGATATTGGTAGCTTTACAGATGCTATACACGTACCAGTTGGTACAACAGCACAAAGACCGGGAAGCCCTGCAGCAGGATACTTTAGATATAACAGCACAACTGGTGGCTTTGAAGGTTATACAGACGAATGGGGTGCTATAGCCGGTGGTGGTGCAGGAAGTTCTTCTACTTTTGCTAAGAATACTTTTACTGGAGATGGCTCTACTACAGCCTTTACATTATCTACAAGTATGACCAGTGAAGATGGTCTGATAGTATTTATTGATGGTGTTTATCAAGCTGATAATGTTTACTCAGTTTCTGGTACTACTCTGACTTTTGCAACTGCTCCTGTTAATGGTAGAGTTATTGAAGTCTTTCAATTAGAAGGTGGTATTGTTGGAGTTGCTCCAGTAATTGCTACTATGACTGGTGATGGCTCAGATACTACTTTAGACTTAACTACAAGTCCTGATTCAGAAAACCAAACATTCGTAACTATTGATGGTGTTGTTCAACATAAAGACACTTACTCAATCTCAGGTAGCACACTAACTTTTAGTGCTGCTCCTCCTAACGGAACTAAAGTAGAAGCTATTATCTTTAACAATGTAAGTGTTGCAACTTTCCAAGATGCTGATGGCGATACTAAGATTCAGTTAGAAGAAACTACTGACGATGACACTATTAGAATGGACATTGCTGGTACTGAGGTACTAACATTAACTAATAGTGCTATGACACTGAAAGGCACAACACCTACTTTAACTATTGGTGATGCAGGTGCAGAAGATACTAAGATTGTTTTTGATGGTAATGCTCAAGACTTTTATGTAGGACTAGATGATTCTGCTGACGATTTAATTATTGGTTTAGGTTCAACAGTTGGTACAACTCCGATAATGTCTTTTGATGAAAATAAAGATGTAACAATTAATGAGGGTAAATTAACAACTTCTGGAGCAAATGGAGTTGACAATCAAGGTCTTAATATCACTGATACAGGTTATAGCAAAACGCATAAAATTTATGGCGATAACTCATTACACATACAAGCTGATTCATCACAACAAATATTATTCAAACCAAATGCAACAGAGGCAGCTAGGTTTAATACTGATGGTAAGCTACTTATTGGTGATACAGCAAGTCATGTTGATGATTTACTGCAAATAGAAACTCCGGCTTCTGGCGGTGGTCATGGAATTCAACTAAGAAGGAATGATTCTAATACTGACCAAGGTATAGGTCGTGTTATGTTTGGTAATAATACCGATACAGACTTAGTAACTGTTTCAGCTAAAACAGACGGAGCAACAGATAGCGGAGCTTTGTTATTTTCTACACAAGCAACAGGCGGTGCTTCAACAGAGAGAATGAGAATTGATTCTTCTGGAAATGTTGGTATTGGCTCTACTCCAGTTTCAACTTTAAGAAATGATGTTCATTCAACAGAAAAAGGATTACAAGTAGGCAGAGCAGCTATGTTATTTTCTGACTCAGGTGTGACTACAGATTTACAAAATAATTCACATTTAAATAATGATGATAATAGAGTTGCTATGACTGGAACTCTAGGAGGTAGTTTTTATCAACAATATGGTGGTATACACGGATTTTATACAGCACCTGCAGTAGCAGCACCTAATACACAAACACATACTTTAAGATTTAGAATTGCTTTAGATGGTACTTTAGCTGGTACAAGTACCACTATATCTTCTTTATCAGATGAAAGAGCAAAGAAAAATATAGAAGACTACACAGGTGGTTTAGATTTAATTAAAAGTTTAAGACCAAGAACTTTTGAATTTAAAGATACTACAGGAGTAAGAAAAACAGGAACTCAAAGAGGTTTTATTGCACAAGAAATTTTAGAGCAAGATTCTTATTGGGTTACAGAAGAAGACGCTTCTGATACTAAAGATGCAGAATATGAATACACAAAAGATACAGAAAAAAGGTATTTAACAACTTTAAATGATAAAGATGCTGTACTTATTTCTGCAATAAAAGAATTAGAAGCTGTCGTAGCAGATTTAAAATCAAGAATAGAAACATTAGAAAGCTAATATGGAAATATCTACATATCTATTATGGAATGCTTTTATAACTTTAATATTAGCTCCAATACTTTATAACATTAGACAGAACACTCAAGAAAATAAAAGGATTGATATTTTATTAAATAAAACTAGAGAGGAAATTGCCAGGGAGTATGTCACTAAATCTGAATTAAAAGATGACATGGATAACCTTATGGATAGACTGGAAAAGTTAGACGAAAAACTTGACAGACTCATAGAAAATAGGTAAACTATATGGGTAATAAAAATAAAAACAGACGAGCTGGTATTAGCTCTGTACGTCAAGACTATCGTTCTGGTGGTCTAGTATCCAAAGAAGGTAATCGACTTAAATTTGACATAGGTGGCGAACCTCCCTTTATAGATGAGAGAGATATATACTTTCCCCCCGGTATAGGAGGTGGAGGTGGAGGTGGCTCTGGAGGTGGCTCTGGAGGTGGCGGAGGCAGTGATGACTCTGACAACATAACAATTACAGGAGACGTACCAATGTCAACAGATGTAGAAGCAACTAGAAAAAAATTAAAAGAACAAGCAGCAGGTCAAGGTGTAAAACTAGATGCACCTCAGTTTCAAAACGTTCAAGCATCGCCTGATTCTTTCCTTCAACAAGGAACAGGAAACATTACACAACAAATTGAAGCAGACGAATTTACTGCTGCTGCTCCAAGAACAGAACAAGTATCTACCATAACTGCTCCGTCTCAAGTTCAAGCTCCTACAGTTGCCCCTACTCAAACTGTTTCTCCTCGAGTTACTACTTCAGCCGGTGTTACAAGAGCTGAAGGTGAAGTAAGCGAAGGTGCTCAAGTTGGTGAAACATCTATAGATAGAGTAGCTCCTATTGAAGGAGTTGATGTTACTCCTGTTGAAGGTGCAGTTGCTCAAAGAGTTGTAGCTCAAATGTCTCCAGATGCAGTTGCTCAAGCTGCAGAAGTTAGCGGTTTAGATGTTAGAAGAGTTACCAGAGCAAAAGAAGAATTACGAACAGCCGGTGTAGATGATTTAACAATTGCACAATTAGGTAATGACCCTAAAGCTCTTGAAGCGGAGTTAATGAATTTAACTGACGAGCAAAGAGGTTTAGTAGAAGGATTACCTCAAGAAGCTTTAGTAAGTAATCAAATGGATGCCTTACTAAAAGGTATTGAAGATGGTTCAATTCCTGCATGGGCAAGACCAGCAGTTGCAGCAGTTGACCAAGCATTAGCAGCTAGAGGTTTAGAAGCTTCAACAGTTGGTAGGGATGCATTATTAAATACTATTATTAGAAATGCATTACCACTAGCCCAACAAAATGCTCAAGCTATTCAAGCTAGTATAGCTCAAGAAAGAGGCATTGAAGCTCAAGTAGCAATAGAAGAAGCTAGGTTTTCGCAACAAACTGCATTACAAAATGCTAATAATGTTTTTCAATTAAATTTAGCTCAGTTTAGTGCTGACCAACAACGAGAAATAGCAAATAGTAAATTTTTACAAACTGTTTCATTAACAAATGCTAATAATGACCAACAAGCAGCTATTCAGAATGCAGTTTTATTATCGCAAGTAAATTTAGCTCAAGCAAGTATTGACCAACAAAGACAAGTTACTAATGCTAAAGCATTTTTGTCAATGGACCTTGCTAATTTAACTAACGAACAACAAGCTAATATTTTAAATGCTCAACAACAACAACAAGTTTTATTGAGTAATCAAGCAGCAGAAAATGCAGCAAGACAGTTTAATGCTACAAGTGAAAATCAAAGAAATCAGTTTATGGCAACTTTAGCTGTTGATGTAGGTAAATTCAATGCAAATCAAATGAATTTAATTAATCAGTTTAATGCTACACAAAAGAATGCTGCTGAAGCTAGAAATGTTCAAAGAGAAGTAGATTTAGAAAAATTTAATACAACAACAAGAAATCAAATAGAACAATTTAATACAGCTATTGAAAGTAATAGAGTAGAGTTTAATGCAAAAAATGCAATGGTTATTGCTCAATCTAATGCTCAATGGCGAAGACAAATAAATACTGCAGATACTGCTGCAGCTAATGCTGCTACTGAAATTGCTGCAAAACAAGCTTTTGATTTAACAGCTCAAGCTCAAGCAAATCTATGGCAAGACATGAGAGACCAAGCAGGTTATTTATATGATAAAAGCTTACAAGACCAGAACATCGCTGCAAAATTAACTGCAGAATTTTTGGCTGGACAATATACAGATAACAAAGCACTGTCAAATAGTTTTAAGGTAATGCGAGATATGATTCATAACTTAACAGACTATACAGTGAATTATCAAAATTTAGGATAACAACAAAGCAAAGTAAATTGTAGGAGGTGCGACTTCATAAAGAAATTATTTAAAGGAATAGGAAAAGCCGTTAAAAAGGTTGTTAAAGGTGTTAAGAAAGTTGTTAAAGAAGTAGCTCGAGGAGTTAAAAAACTTGCTAAAAACAAGTTTATTCGTATGGCTGCTTTGATAACTGCTGGTATCTTTCTGCCCCCGGTGTTCATGGCATCAACCGGTGCTCTTGGATTTGGTTTGAGTAGTGTAGCAGCAGGTGCTTTATCTGGTGCTGTAGCTTCTGGTGGATTAAGTATTTTAGCTGGAGAAAAACCTAAAGACTTCTTAAAGTCTGCAGCTTTAGGTGCTGCTATGGGTGCTCTTGGTGGTAAATTACAACAAGGTAAATTTGAAGCTCAAGCATTTGCAAGAGATGCAAAAGCAGTAGCTGAAGGTGCAACTACAACTAGTACTGTTATTTCATCTTCTGGTCCGGGTTCTATTACAGTAACTCCCGCAACTGCTGCTGATTATACTGTAGGTTCTGCTAATTATAATGCATTAGCTGAATCATATGGAGCTACTATAGTTGATGGTAAACCAGTGTTTGGTGGTGGTTTTCAACCTAGTGTAGATGCAGGAAAAGTTACTGGTGCTGAAAGACTTGTCGAAGGAAGTGCTTTAGCTAAGAGTGCTGCTGATGCCGGAATAGCTAGTTCAAGTAAACTTGGTGATTATGCAACTCAAGCAGCTATTACTGCTGGTGTCAACACAGGCATGGGAGTTTTAACAAACCAAATGACTCAAGAAGACCCACCGGTTAAATTTGGCGGAAGTGCTGGACAGTATTATCAAGGTGTTCGAAATGCTGTAGCAAACCTAACTAGAAATTATATTTCTTCTGGAAGTCCTTCAGGGAATAGTACAGCAGCAATATATGCTAGTATGGCTAATAACCTAAGTTATGGAACTGGTAGTATTGATTATAATCAACATGCTAGTCTTGGATTAATGAGAGGTATTAACGTTCCAAGCTTACAATACACGTAATATTATGGCAGAAGAAAAGAAAATAAGACCGATAATAGCTACCTCGCCTAGTGAGGCAGCTTTACAGACTATTGATGAATTGAATGCTAAAGATATTTCACTTGAGGAATTTTTAGGTCCTGATTTAGCTAAAACTATTGATGAACCTAAAGTTCCTTTAAGTGAAAAATCTAGCGAAGTTAATCAGTCTGAAAACTTAGAAGAAGTTGTTAAACACTTATCAGATAAACAAGAAGTACCCGGGAGTTCATTAGCGAGAAGCCCAGACAATGCTTTTCCTTGGGAAAGCCCTCCAACATTTGCTAGTCCGAGAGAAGCTCAAGATGCTATGTTTGGCATGTTGTCTACCCCCGAAGTAACTGAAAATATTTTAAAAGGTTTAAGTATGGGAATGCCTGTTACAGATTTAACAAGTATTTTAGTATTTAAAGGTTTTATTGATGGAGCTTATAATCCAGATGTAGCTTTACTTATTAGTGAGCCAGTAGCATTTTTTATTATGGCTCTAGGAGAAAAAGCTAATATTGATTACAAAATAGAAAGCGATGACTCAGACTTAGATGACTTAGAAAGAACTTCAATAGACGATAGAGCTTTAGAAGAACTTGAAAAAGCTGGTGGTATTGGACAGATTCAAAAAGCTATAAAAGAAAAAGAAGTATCAAAACGTAATATTCCAGCAGATATTGTTAAAGAAGTAGAACAACGAGTAACACCAAGTTTACTAGCACCTTCTACAGATACGCCAGTTGAAGCAGAACCAGAACAAACAGAAAATAAAACAGAAAGTTTATTAAGTAGGACATAATCATGGCAGAAAATAAAGAATTAAATCTAGACTCGTTGTTAGCAGCAAAGCAATACGAAACATCATCTAGAAAAAAAAGAGAAGATAAACAATACATCAAAGAAGTTCTAACTGATTTTGGTAGTAGATTTATGAGTTCTTTATTAATTGACCAACCGGCTGCTATGCGTAAAGAATTTATACAAGCTAATTTACAAGATGCTAAATTTCAAGCAGCTATTGAAAGAGAAAAAATAAAACATAAAACAGCTTATGTAGCAGATAGAAAAGAAGACTTAGATTTTGTTAACTCATTTTCGACTCCAGATATTGGATTTTATAAGTTAGCAGAAAAAAACTTTTTAGCTACTGAAGAAGGTAAAAAATATATTGAGTTAGGTGCAGATGATGCTTATTTAGATTTTCCTACAGAAGTTACTGACAGTATTATAAAAAGTAAAAAAGATTTTTTAACAAGTGAAGGTGAAAGACTAAAGAACTTATATCAACCTTATATTGATAACCCTGATTTAATTATTGAACAATTAACTGCTCCAGACAGATTAAGTAAACAAGTAAGAGATTCATTGTATGCTAAGACTTATGCAGATGCAGAGGCTCAGTTTGGAACTTTTAATTTTATTAAAAATTTATTTGGAGCAAACGTTGCTACACATTCTAGATATACTTATTTACAAGATGAAATTGAAGCAAGAATAGAAGCTGAAACTCAAAAAATTAAAGAGATAGCAGACTTTAATACTTTTGCTGACGGTAAAAAAGCAAGTGAAACAACATTAACTTCCCCGTTTGCATTAGGAGCTTCTTATAAAAACAGATTTACTAAAATGAATACTGCTTTTAAAGATATGAGTACAAAAAATGCTCAACAAAGAGCTAAAGAACTTTTTACAGTACCACCAAAAAGAATACTGGTACTAGAAGACTCAGCTCAAGCAGATGGAGAGTTAATATCTGGTGCTCTATTAACATCTGAACAAAGAACTAAACTTAGAGAAGATAATAAAACTAATCAGTTACCGCAAAACATATTTTTTGAATCAACTACTGAAGGTTATATTTATGGACAATATGATGGAGATGAGTTAAGAAAACGTAAAAGTGTAGAGTTAGGTCTTAATCCTGATTTAGACCCAACACAACAAGTTAAAGTTAGGGCAAAGACTGTAGACAAAGATGGTAATATTCGTTTTGTAGAACAAAATATTGGTCTGAATGAAGCTTTAATAGCAGACGTTACTTTAGGAGCAGAATTTTTTAGACATAAAGATTTAACAGAAACTAAGGATATGACCCTAGTTCAACAGAATGATGTTGGCTTTAATTACGAAAGACAATATGTAAAATTCTTAGTAGAGTCTGGTAATATCTGGTATGACCGTAATGGAGTATTACATTATGACCGACCTTCATTAGCTAGAGATTTAACTCAAGCCAATGATGTTTCTAAAGGTTTTAATGAAGCAGATGTTATAAATGCTAGATTAACGAGTCAATTAGACAAAGAATCTTTAACAACTGAAGACTTTTTTAATCAAAGTATTGATATAAAAATTAACACTATTAGAAATTCTAATATGCCACCAGATTTACTAGAAGAAAAACTTGGTCAACTCGAAAATTTAAATACCGAAAAAGATAGACAACAAGAGTTTTTAATTAATCTTGTTATGCCACCAAAAGATTTAAGAGGCACAATTGTAAAATATAGTAATCATTATTTCTCAGCCGGTGAATTAACTGATAGACAAAAAGAAGCTTTATACAATCGTTTTATAATGGACTTTAATGACAATGAAGACTTTCCATTATTAAAAACTATCTTTCAAATTAAATGAATAGATACACTATAGAAGAACCTGATTTTTTTTCTATTGCGGAAACTCCTACTTCTAAAGAAGTCGAAGAAGAAAAAATAGCAATAGACAATAAACCATACAGATATAGAATTGATGACAGAGCAGACATTGATTTATTTGGCTCTGAGGTAAAATCACAACCTCGTCAAACTTTTCAAAGCGTATATGAGTTTGAAAATGATGAAGATGTTTTAAAAGATTGGGATATTCTTGCCAATGCTATTAATGAAAATGGCGAAGGTATAGCTGAGACTTTAAGAGACACAGACTTTAATTTAACAAAAGCTATGGTAAGAGCTGGTCAAACAAATCAATTTACTCAGCAAGAAAAAGATGCTTACAATCGATTACGAACTAAATTTGCTAATACAAAATTAAAAGGCTTTTACGAATACTTTGAATTAATAGGTAATGCAACTGTTGATACTGTATTCGACCCTTTTACCTTAGTAGCTTTAGTAGCAGCTCCTTTTACTGGAGGAACTTCTTTAGCAGCCAAACAAGCAGCAGCTACAGCAGTTTTACAAGGTTCGAAAAGATATGCATTAGCTAAAGCTATTCAAGCAACAGCAACTAAACCTGTTACCTATACAACTCTTGAAGGAGCAGCTTGGAATGGACTTCACAACTATTACAATCAAGATATAGATGTTGATTTAGGTAATCGAGACAATATTGATTGGAAAGAAGTTGGAACATCTTCAGCAATAGGAGGAGGAGTTGGTCTTGGTCTTGGAGCTGGTGTTGGCTTATACAGTGGAGCAAAATATTATAATAGATTGCAACGTTATCATAATGAAGATTCGATTTTAAAATATATAGATGGTTTAGATAAAGAAGCTGTTAAAAGTGTAGACGAAGTTACCGGAGCTAATAAAAAGTTTTATGAAGGCAAAAAAAGTATTGCGGGTAAAACAGCTTCAGAGTGGGTAGATTATACAATATCTAGATTACCTATGTTTGGTAAAGCTACCAGTGAATTTTTATCTTTAGCAAAAGGTGCAGACAGTGTTAAAGATTTTATTTTAAAACTTAGATACGATGGCACAAGAACTATCTTTGGTACAAAACAAGCTGGTGATTCAGTTGGAGCATTATCTTATTTTGAAAATTTAGCAAACTATAATGGTAAATATGCTGGTATAGGTATTAATCGAGCATTTAATCATATTGGTTATGGTCCGGGAAGAAAATTAACTGCTAAAGATAATAATGCTTTACATCAATTAATGTTAGATGATAACACTAAAAAGTTTATACATACTGATGGTGTTGAATACGACATACCTAAAGAAGTACAAGAAGCTTATTTTGGTAAAAAAGAAATAGGTTTAGTAGGTATCAAAGATATTATGGATGATATTTTTGAAGAGGGAGTTAAATTAGGCGAGTTTACTCCGGGTCAAAAAGTTCTTAATTATTTTCCAAGAGTATTTAATTACGGAGCACTTTCTAAAAATCAAGATAGATTTAAAAAATTATTAAAGAAATACGGTACAACCGATGAAACTACTGGAGAGTTTACTCCTTATGCTGCTACCGATGCAGATGCCGATGCAATTGTAAAAGACATGTTAGACTTGAGATATAGTCAATTTGATGTTAAACCAAAAGGCAGTGGCACTAGAAGCTTTCAACAACATCGAGTATTTAGTGAAATACCTGATGAAGAGTTAGGTTTCTTTTTAGATAATACTGGCAGTTCTTTTGTTAGCAATAATGTGATGGAAGTTCTAAGTGAGTACGTAGGCAGTGTTGCACAATTATATGCTCGTAAAAAAACTTTTGGAGTTAGAAATATAGAACAGTTTGAAAATACTACATTAAAAAATATTAAAGACGAATTAAAACTGTTAGGTGCAAGTGATGAACAAATAGCTACCACTGCTAATGGGCTTACAAATTTATTCGGAGAAGTTACAGGATTATCTGGAAAAGGATTAGCACCTGAAGGACCATTAGGCAGAGCTGGAAACATTGCTTCTGAATCTGTTAGATTAATTCAACAAGCTGCTCACTTAGCCCTTGCAGTGCCTTCAAGTATTACTGAACCTTTATTAATGTTTCAAAGAGTTGGGATTAGAGATTATCCCAGAGTAGTGCATAATATTGCTCAAGGTATTTGGAAAGAAATAACAAAAAATACCGACCAACTTTATCAAATAGGTAAAGCTAGACTAGGACTAGGTAAAGCTAAGTTCAAAGATTTAGATGATGAATACTGGCAAGAATTATATGCTGGTGGAATGGCTATTGAAAACAATATTCTTGAAGGTTTAGATAGATTAGCAAGTGGTGAAAGATTTTATAACAAACGTTTAAGAACTTGGTCTGATAGATTTTTTAAAATGAATTTATTAACACAGTGGACTAGAGCTGTGCAAGGTGCAGCTTTTACTTCCGGAAAACTTTTAATTAGAAGAAACCTACAAAAACTTTACGACCACAAATTAGGAGTTGCAAAATTAACTGAAGGTGACTTTAGAGGTCTAGGTATGAACAAAAAAGAATACTTAGAAAAGCAACTACAAGAGTTAGGTATTGACCCTGAAGAAGGCATGGCTTGGTATCGAAGTTCATTAGATGACAATTTAGACTTTAATGTAAATAAATCTCAGCAATCTCCTTTTTATAAAGAAAAGTATTTAGAAGGGGCTAAGAGATTTACTAATGAAACTATTTTAAACCCTAATAGAGCAGCAGCAGCTAAATCAATATTAATGCAAAGTGGTTGGGGTAAACTTGCATTTCAATTTATGAGTTACCCGACTTTATTTAATAATGTAGTAATAAAAAGAATGTTAAATGAACTTAGAGAATATCCAGTGCAGACTTCACCTAAACTTTTAATTACAGGATTTTTAATGACTTCTATTGCTATGCAAATGAATTTACTTAGGAATCCAGAAAGACATACTAAAATGTCGGATGAAGAAAATGTTTTAGAAGCAGCAGAAAGATGGGGTGCATTAGCTCAAGGTTCAATGGTGAAAAGAACTGCCGAAGCTGCTAAGTACGGTTCAGGATTTACAGGCTCTTTAACAAGAGGAGTCTTTGGTCCATCTGTAGGTGATGCTTTAGATTCTATTGAATATAAATTAGGTCCAACTTCTATTGTTGCTCGAAATATACCTTTTTCGCAAGTTATAAAAAGATTAGAACCAGAAAAATATAAAGAGTTTCAAACATGGGCTAAAGAAATGGATGAAAGTTATTTTGGTTTACTTGATGATGAAACTTCTTATCAAGAATATAGCTCATATAGAACTGGAGGTTTAGTAACAAATGTGCCTAATGCTGCTCCAGAACCAGAAAAAAGAGTTAATAAAATGACTGGTGTGCCTTATGATATTGAAGCTGGTCCATCAGCACAGCCAGAAAAAACCAGAGCAGGTTTGAGTGAGGAAGGTAAGTTACTAGCTACATTAGCTCGTAGACAAAAGCTTAGTGAAGGAGGACAGCCTCAAAGTTATCAAGATATTTTGTTTAATTTTATCGCACAAGCCGAAGATGCTAAATTATATGAACGTATGTTAAAAGGAGAAAATCCTGAATTAACAGCATATTTACCAACTCCCAATGATGTACAAACTATTGGGTTTGGTAGAACTAGAGGTGTAACTAAAGACACAAAAAGCACTTTAGAAGAAGAAAAAAATAAATTAAGAGAAGAACTTGAATTATTTGAAAGAGAAACAATTAAGAGTATTGGTCAAAAAAGATTTGATAGTTTAAATAATAATCAAAAAGCAGCAGTAGTAAGTTTAATTTTTAATGTTGGTCGAAGTGCATTCGATGGAACAAACGCACAAAAAGCAATAAAATCTGGAGATTTGGATACATTTATGAAAGAAGCATTTGACCCGCAACTAGGCTTTACAAAACAAAGAAATGCTGATGGACAACTAGAAATTTTAGAGGGCTTAAAAAATAGAAGACAAGCAGAGAAAGATTTATTTTTAAGAAACTAATGTTATTGTATACAGAAAAACAACTAGATAGAGCTTATCAGATAGACTGTAGAGCTCGTACTCGCAACAATACTCCTTGGATAAAAAGAGAAGAGTTTAGAGACATTTACGAAGATTTGATGGAAATCTATATGTTGCAGTTAGACAAACATCATGCATTAGACCCCGATGCTCCAGATTTTATTTTAGATTCATTGAACGAAATAATAGGACAAAGTTTGCATTTTGAACCGGAGGACTAATGGGTTTTCCGTTTGAGATTATAACAATGCTAGGCTCTACCGTATTGGGTGGGGTCATGAGTATATGGGCAGAAAATAGAAAAGCTAAAGCCGAAGAACAAAGACTTCTTATCACAAGAGGCGAGTTTGAAATGAAAGCAGTAAAAGCTGCTAGAGATAATAAAGATGTAGGCTTTCAATGGACTCGTAGAATTATCGCACTAACTGCAGTTTTTGCAATTATTGTTTTACCTAAACTTGTAGCAATATTTGCTCCAGATGTTTCAGTAACTGTTGGGTATACACAATTTAAACCCGGATTTTTATTTTTTACTAAAGATGTAGAAATATTTAAATGGGTTACATTTGAAGGGTTAGTAATTACGCAGTTAGATACTAATTTAGTATCAGCTATTATAGGAATGTATTTTGGTGGGAGTCTAGTCAAGAAATAAAAAAGGAGTAAAAATGAAAAGAGGGCTAATTGTTGGGGCGATATTATTATTTGCATTAAATGTGCAATCAGACCAGACAGGTGACTGTACTGCTGGTACGCAATATTGTGAGCAAAATAGTTTAAATACTACTAATAATACTACTACGAATAATACTAATACAAATACTAATACCAATAATAATACTAATACTAACACAAATACCAATACCAATACTAATACCAATACTAATACTAATACTAATGTAAATACAAATACTTCTACAAATACAAATGTAAATACAAATACGTCAACAAATACTAATAATAATAATAACGTAAATACTAATACTAATACTTCTACTTCTAATTCAACTGTTAATTCAACAGTTAATCAAAACGTTAATAACAATAACACTAGTACTTCGACAAACACTAATAACAATACAAATACTAATAATACGACATCTGATAATACTAATAAAAATTACAATGAATCTAATTCAAATTCAAATGTAAACACTAATAATACAAATACTAATAATTCTACAGCTAATAATACTAATAATAATTATAATAAATCAGAGTCTACACAAACAATAAATCAAAATATAAATCAAAAAGCTCCTCCAGCTTCTGCGATTGCACCGAGTATTATGTCTTACTCACAGGACCTTTGTACCACTGGAGTCTCTGGAGCTTTTCAAGGTCAATTATTTGGTATCTCTGGCGGTAAAGCAATTCGAGATGAAAACTGTGAGAGATTAAAATTATCAAAATATTTATACGATACTGGTATGAAAGTAGCAGCAGTGTCTATTCTTTGTCAAGACCCTAGAGTATTTAAAGCTATGAGCAATGCTGGAACTCCTTGTCCATACAAAGGTAAAATAGGAGACGAAGCTAAAGTTGCTTGGGCAGCAAACGTAGAAGAGACTCCAACATATAAAGAAGATTTAAAAAATTACGTTGCTAAGTGTAAAAAGACTAGAAATCTAAAAGGTATAAAAAAATCTGGCAGCACTTGTCGTAGAGAATTTCATGCACAAAGTAGCTAGTGAAAAGATTAGGATTAATTTTTTTACTGTTAATTAGTGCAAATATATCTGCTCAGTATATTTACGAATCTAATCAAGATTTATTTGATTTAACTAATCAATCTAATACAACAAATTTAAATAGCGGTGATGACCAACTATCTGCTGCTTTTAATTTAGATTTTACGTTTCAGTTGTATGATAATTCTTATACATCTGCACGTATGGCAACTAATGGTTGTCTACATTTTGGGTTAGGAACTGGCAATGTAAATTTTAATAATTACTGCGGTGACTATACCCCTGACCCACTGCCCCAATACACTAATACACTGTTTCCTTTTTGGACTGACTTAATACGAGATGGTGGGTCACAAATGTTAGCTAAGAATTTTAGCGATAAATCTGTATTTGGTTGGTATGATTTAAGAGAATTTAATCGTGCTAATTCAGACAATAGTTTTGAAGTTATACTTTGGACTGATAGCACTTTTGAGTTTCGTTATGGTGAATTAGATGTTATAAACCATGATGTCTTGATAGGTGAACAAGGTAATTCATCGCAGATTTATATGTACCTTTTTCATGACGAGTGTTCCACAGGCACAACAAATGTTTCAGGTACATGTGTCAATATTAATTGGAACAATACCGTTGCTAATAGTTTATTAGAAAACGGTGGGTCATTGTATGGCAGTAATCTAGATTGTAGTGACCCTTTAAATGATTCGGCATGTCCGGGTTATTGGGAAGCTTTTGATGATTTACAATGTGATTTAGACCCACAGTATGCACCCTCTTGTCCGGGCTATAGCTTTGAAAATGACATTGGCTATTTTGTATTAGAAGAAGATTTTGGTTATACCGAAGAATATGAACAAGACCAATTAGGGTATGACGAAGATTATGAAACAGAACAGTTTGGATATTCTGATGATTGGCTTGAAGATGATGGGCAATTTTTAGGACAAGAACCAATTGAAGACTGGCTTGAACCTGAAACTATATTTACTGAAGAGGGTCTTATAGTTTTAGAAGAGTATGATAGCATGAACGAAGAGGTCTACATAGACTTTGATGTTCAACCGTTTGATGATGAGCCTATGTTAATAGCTTTACCATCGATTGAATATGACCCATTACAACGTTTAAATGTTCTTGATACTAGAGAATTAGTAGACTTGTATGAATTTGAAACAATAATTAGAGACGAGATATTAAATGAAGAAGAAATTAATGACGTGGCTTTTGAAGACTTCGAAGAAATTGAAGAATGGTTTGAAGAAGAGTTGGAAACAATTTCACAAGATGATGAAGTCATCGAGATTGTCCAAAATAGTGAACAACCTCTATCCGAAATCGAAGAAGAACAAGAAGTCATAGAAGAGATAGCCGAAGCCGACCCCACAATCAGAGAGGAAGGAGGTCGAAGTAACATGGATATGAATGTTGCTATGTCTATTGTGGCTAATACTATAACAACTGCTGTTAACAGTGTGA